GCCAATGCAAAACGATGCGAATCTTCAATTTTTTGACTTACGTTTGTATCTTCCAACGAGTTAATCAATGTTCGCTCACAGAAAAAGTAATCTGGGGCTTCGTCTTTAGTCATGTGTTCTTCTCCTCAAGTTGATTCCTCACTCCCATCCAAGGGCAGCTTAAACAGTTTGCTGGTGAATCTGGATCTTGCGTTTTCATGCTGTGGCAATAGTGTTCGCCTGTATTGACCATGAACATCTGATGATGTTCAGTCGTCACTTGGTCGCTTCCACATTCAGGACAGTGGTATGTCGGCTCTTTGGTTTTCTTTTTAGTCATGTGTTCTTCTCCTTGGCTTTTCCGATTGAAGCTGCTGCTCTCAAGATGGCGCGTCGTGTAGCAGCTCTTGGGTCATCGCCTTTAATCTCCCCTGACGGCACGGTTTGCTCTGCGTTATCCACTACCACGTTGGCGAGCGGAACATCCTCACCGTGCGCATAGGTCCAGCCATGAAAGACAAACAAGTTCAGGTCAACCATTATTTGAAAAGCCTCTTTGTCGTCATCGAAAGGCCTCCAAATTGCTGCGCCAGATTCTTTGCCAACCCAAAGCAGCGAGTTTGATTTAGGTCTGTAACTGTGCGGCTCTGCAAAGCCCATAGCTTTAGCGGCGTATCTCAGGATTTCTTCATCAGTCATGTGTTCTTCTCCTTGAGTGGATCGGTTGTGAACTTGGTGTCGCCAATGGCAACCCAATAGCCCTCTCGGTATCCTTCGTAGTGAGCAAGCCACCTTCCGTTCAAATCTTCATCGCTCATGTGGGGAACGTCGCCTTTTTTCATTGCCTCGACGTAAGCGTTCTTTCGGTTGGTCGCATATCTTGCGGCATCAAGATGCAGTTGTTCTGATGGTGTCATGTGTTCTTCTCCTCGGCATAACCGTTCTTTTGCTTGAGTTTGGCTTCTATAGCTTTAACTAAATCTTTTAAGTTGCCACCTTCTTCCCAATCAAGTTCATCCTCATCCGTCAGACCAACCCATTCACGCTGGGGCTTGATCTCTTGAAGTATCTGCTTACCCAAGTTGGACTGTCTCTCCACCTCGTTAAAGGCTTCGTCTTCTTCGGGTGTCCAATCAACGCTGAGGCGGTCAAATACAAGTTCAATGCTTTTCATGCTTCACCTCTTGCTCGGATTCTTTCGGCATAAAAATCAAGCGCAGAATCAACTGCTGGTTGTAATTGTGGAACATGGCTATTTGGAATGGCTGACAAAGTTTTGCGCAACTCTGCACACGCCTCACGCTCATGCTGTGCTACCAGTTTGGCAAAGGCTTTAAGATCATCATCATAAATACCGTCACAATATTCTGAGAAAAAATTATCAGTGCGCCGTTTTATGCCAACCTGTCTAGCCATCTCAATAATTTGTTCGTCAGTCATGGTTCAATTCCAAAATGTTTCAACAAAAATTCTAAATCAGGATGTCCTCTATGAAAGGCAGTATCAATACATTCCCTAACAATCAACTCGGCGAACTTTGCAGGATCCAATTCACCTGCAACATAGTCACCATTGTTTTCAATAACCAAGGCTTGGTCATATAATTTTGCGATCATTTTGTTCATTTAATCACCTCGGCTTTGAGCAGGTGTCCATGCTGCCTATCAAACACCAAACGCAAGTTGTCCATCGAGTGCTGGTCGGGGGTCAGGTCAATCTCCAAGTCGTGCAGGTTGGCCCATGCGTACATCACCACCATGTCGTCTGCCTCGATGGTGTCTGGCTTGATGCGGTACTCTAAATTTTCGTCCCATGAGGGATCATTATCCCAACAGTCTTCCCATTTTCCAGTCTTCATGTCTCTAAATTGGATAATAGCCCCGTTGGCCCAGGCTTTGATTAATTTGGAATGTGGTCGTTTGTTTTTCATTTGTGTTTCAACAACTCTTGCAAGTCATAGTTCCGTTTTTGAAGTTCTTTAATTTCTTCTTTCAATTGGGCAATCAATCGTTCTTGCTCAACGATCTTTTGCTGCATCAGCTTACTGTCCATCAGAAAATCTCCTCGTCAAATGATTTAATAGAATCCACAAAATTTTGTGCTTTGGGGTTAAGTTTAACACCTCTGTATACATGCTGTCTAGCCCCTCCATTCCTCTCAAGGTCTGCAATCACATGATGCTCTTGAACCGCCGCCAAAAAGCGCCGCTTGAAAGCAAGTTCCGTGCCAGGTGGTAGACTCTTCTTGAGCGCCCAGTGTTTGTATGCACTGAACACATCATCCTTGCTCACCTTGGCCATTGGATCCATCTCCAAGGCATCCTCAACGAACGACCCAATCGGGTTACCAAGTTCCTGCATCAAATCCAAGTACTCATTACCCGTGGCAGGTTGTAAAAACTGGCCACCTCGTGCCAACCTGCGCCGCAACCCTTCCAAACTCCAATTAAAGATGCCTGGAAGCTCCGATCTCAGTTTGGTGGTTAGGGTCGTATCCTCTTTGCCAAAAAACGATTTAGACATCTTTAAAACGATCATGCGGCCCGTCAGTGCGCCAGAGTTTTCTGTCAACTGCAATGCCTCGTTGGAATACATCACAATTCGTGTTGGCAAATACCCGTTCCAAGCTTCTCGGTTCTTGCGGTTGACTGTCACCGTGTCCCCGCCAACAATCCGCAACAACTGGCTCACCACACCAGACCGTCCCCTATCTGGCGCACGACAGTCGGTGAACGAAGCCAGCGGTTTACCAATCCAGCTCTGTAGCCCAAACGTTTCAGTCAGCTCTTCCAACTGGGGCGCAACTGTATTGTGTTGGCCAAGTAAGTCCACCAACACTCGGTTGATCGACCCCTTGCCGCTTCGTTTTGGCCCAATGATGTTGAAGAACTTCTGTTGCATGGTATCACCACTCAGGATATACCCAAAGATCTCTTGCAGGCATTCAATCGTCTCCTGGTCACCTTCCCAAATATCGCTCAGGAATGCCCGCCATTGTGGGCTTTGTGCCTGTGGGTCATACTCAAATGGCAGTGAGTGTTGATTGAAGAACCCCAGTGAATGTGGCAGTAGGATCTCCTGTTCTAAATGAAACAGGCCATTCTTCATCGACACCAGCTTTTCCGCTACTGGTTTGTTCTGTGCAAATGCTGGTAGCCAAACTGGTGGCGAAGTCTGTGGAATCTGTTCAAGGTGGGTTTGTGCCTTCAGTGCGTCAATGATGTTCGTCACCACAGACTGGTTCGCTGAGAACGGCAGCACGTTGCCCTTTCTGTCCACCTTCTTACAACTCTGTAAAAATTTGTAAAGCTCAGACCTGACGGTACTTTCCTCCAGCAATCGGTAATGTGTGCTGACATGAAGGTGGAAGTCCCCAGCATAGTGTACCAGTGTCAGGCCCTCTTCAGAACTGTACTTGGCCTCCAAGAACTTCTCAGCGCTGATATAAGGTGTGTTAACGTCCAATATGATCTCGCCACTGTTGAGCGCAGCCTGAACCCTAACTTGGTTAGAGTGAAATATCAGTGATTTGAGGGTCGCTCCACTTGAACGCCTAAATGTCGCCCACTTCTCACCACATGCTTTGGTGTCGTACTTGCTTGAACCTTGGCTCCACTTGTCCCAAAGCTCTAAACCCAAAAAACTACCTTGGTACTGGTGGTGCAGACCCATACCAACAGTCAGCCATCCTGTATATTCATCCAGCATGTCGTCCAGGTATGGCAGGATCTCTTTTTCAATGCGCTCTGTTGGCCAATCGTCCAGCGGGGCAGAGAAGTCCATAAAGTCGTCCCCTGAGTCCTGTATGGTACGCTCAGGGATGTAGGCACTCAGGTCTTGTGGTTCGTCTGGTATCTCACCTTTGAGTTTGTGACCCGTGATGGTGAAGTACCGCGATGAGTTGTAAATCTCAAGACCTAAGGCATGATCCACAAAGGCATGTGCCAAATTGGAACGGGTGAACAACTTGACGCCAGTTCCGCTTGGACTGACCTCAAGATACCCCTCTACGTTGTCGGCAATGTGCTGGAGTGCTGGATTAGTAAATGTGCCTTGTGCCGCATCATAACAATTGTCCAGATCCACCCCAACCAAGTCATCATCCGCACAGAACACAAAGCCCACACCATCGTATGTGCCTTTGTTGTACGCATCGACCACGTTGAAATAGTCTGACCATGTTGCCTCATTGGTGGTGCTGGCCGCTTTGCCGGACGGGCTGAATGGAATCTTTGACCACTTTGGGTTTGTGGCGTCCCCAATGGCCACAAATTTCCATACAACCCAACGGGGGACTTTTTTGATCTCATGGGGAATGTTATCAAATTGAACAGGAAGTGCAGTAGGTTTTGTCATGGGTCAATTGTACCAGTAGTCACAGTAGTATGGGTATGTTTGAGTCTTGTTGGGAAATATATATTTTTTTATTTTTTTTTATTTTAAAATAAAAAATAAGAAATAAGGGGTACTACTGGTACTACTATGACAAATTTGCCCAAAAAATAAGCAATAAGCTGGCACAGAATATGCTTACAGGCAAGATCCATGCCAGGTTGTTACTCGATTCAAACTTTTGGATTGGGTTGTAATAGTCTGGATACCGCAGCTCTCGGCTGAATCGCAGGTTTTGGTAAATGCCCTTTGTGGCAAAGTGTTCATACGTTGTCATCAATTAACTCCAAGTCTTTGTTTTTCATCATGTGAAATACCCACTCGTCAAACTTACGCAGGTTTTCTGGTGTTTGCTCGTCACGCTCGTCCCAAACAAAATCGATCACATGCTTGCCATTCTCGTCATAGGCCTCGATGCAAACCAGTTTGCCCTCATCGTGCCACTTCGTAATTCGTACTTTGGTCATTTGTGTTCCTTCTTTGGGTCTATCAATAAAACATCCTCATATGCTGGCAGAAATACCACATTACCATCATCATCGGTGCAATATGAATATAGCCCATCGATGTGGTGAAAATTGTATTCCTCACCATACTTGGTCATAATCCGGCAGTTTCTTGGTGCATTATATAGTTTCACTCGTCTCTCTCATCTGTTAAGTGTTCAATGTTCAAGGCATCAAGGCTGATCGGTTCTCTGCTGATGTAGCTCTTGATCTGCCCAACCCGCTTTTCTGTTGTGCCCATTTGAATCGCCAATTCGGCATCACTTGGATCACGGTTCAACTGCTGTGACATTTTACGCTCAAGGTAGGTCAGCTTCCTCACCTCTTCCTCCACATTCACAGGCAGTCGAATCATCTTGTCATTGTTATTGATATCACGCCTTACGCCCCGCTGAATAAACTTCTTGGCGTAGGTGCAAAACCTTGCATCGTTTTTGGGTTTCCAGCGCAATGCCGCAACCACCAGCCACTTGTTGGCGTATCCCAAAATGTCTTCAATTGGCATACTGCCATGTCGCCAGTCTGGCATCTCCTTAACCACCGACACAACAAACCGCAGGTTATGCTTGATCAGCAGATCAAGTGCCGCCTGATCCCCAGCTTGTATCTGTTTGGCCAAGCTCGCTTCCTGATCTTTGGTCAGCTCATCAAACTGGTATAGGTTTTTTAAATAGTCGCCTAGTGCGCTTCGGTCAGTCATTCCAAATACCCTCCTCGATCTGATCGATGTACTCAGGTTTCAAAGGGTTCATGGTTTCTTGTAAAAACTTAGAACACATTAGCCTTTCATGCTTTGCTACCAGTTTGGCAAATTCCACGATTTCTTTTGAAAAGCAAACATAATAATCGTGGTCTATACGCATACGCTCAAACCCCAATTGTTTTGCCGCCTCAATAATTTGTTCATCGGTCACAATAATTTCTCCAACCTGGGTGTTTTCTTTGCCGACCTGGTACTTGGGGTCACCCAAGTTCCCGCCTTGGTGTTCATGTCAATCACATAAACACCATTGCCCATAGGAAACCAGCACAAGTATTTTAACCGCTGATCCTCTCCCGTGGTGTAGCCCTCGTAAATATCCCTTGCCCCGTCACAGGGCGAGGACATCAACGTGGCCTCTTTGCCATAATAATCCTCGATTTTAAGCAAAGCCTGACCCGCTATCGTGTGGGTTGACACCAAGGCCAACCCAATCAATGCCGCTCTCAAAACGGGGCCTCGTCCATGCCTTCCAACACCAAACTTGGCATTGTGTGTGGCTTGTCGTCCAGTATTTGCCTTGGAAATGGCCAATGTTTTAGGAGCTCACGTTGGTAGTCCATTGGTGTGCCATCGCTTTTGCTATCCCGCTGAATGTTTCGCTTCTGATTTTCCATCTGTCTTTGCTCGGTGGTAATTTGTTTTGGCCGCTATCGGTCTGGTTGCCCCATCGGGGTGTGCCATTGACCATGCGGGGTGGATAATAACTGGTAGACCTCAATTTTGGCAGGTTTTTGAGCCAAAGGCAAGTCGCTTTACTGGCATCGTGGCCAAACTCGTAAGGCTGGATCTTTTGGTCATAGGGTCGAATGCGTGTACCAATGCACCCAATCGGGTTTTCAATGGCAATATGCTCGATTGGCGCATCCATCAGTCGCCGGACAAATTCAAGGGCTTCCTCAGTCTGTTGGGCGCGTTCTGGCCTACGTTTGTTCCAATGCAGCCCGCTCGAACATAGGTAGGTGCAAGGTGGGTGCGCTACCATCAAATCCCAGCCTTGGTCAATGATGTCAAAAACGTCACCCTGATAATGCAGACCATGTGGTGCGTCTGTCGGTAACAGATCGCACGACATAGCATAGTGGCCAAGTTCGGTGAAGGCATCCCTCACCGCCCCAGAATACTCACACGCTACTAAAACTCTCATTGGGTTCACCTATAAATAGTTGCAGTATGTTGTCATTGGCAAAAGCCCACAAACCTGAGCCCAGCTTGGTAACTTCCACGGCTTGACGCTCAGGAAAGTTTTCATTTAGCCAAGCCGACAAGTCGGCCTGTGTGTCAAATTGTATCGTGTTGACCATGTTATTTGCCAAAGAAAATGAATGTCTGCACCAGCATAATGGCCATTACAAGCAAATAAACAATAAACCACACCTTCTCGACTGTGGTATAGGTTCTGTGTGGGTGACTCATTCTGCTTCTCCTGCCATTTCCAACGTCCAGCCCGATGTGTCGTATTCTTTATACAATTTGGGCGCTCTGGGCTTGTCATAGCCACAAATGGATGTGTCCATCTCCAGAACATATTCAAGGTCACTCAAAGCGTTTTTAACCGCATTCTCGGCGCTGTCGCCCTCAACCAGAATGCTCACGGTCATTTTAAATACTTTCATTTTGCACCTCGTTTTACTTTGACATTGGTTCTGTGTGGACAACCCATTCATCCACACTATCAATATCGGTCATATAAATATTTTCTCGCCAATCAGCACCAGTCAACCCTTTGAGGTGTTCAATGGCCTGATTTTCTGCATCATCAACATTATCGGCCTCAACCACAACAAAAACCTCCGATGTGAATTTAATCTCATATATTTTCATGTTTACCCCTTAACGTGAATGATTTTAACGTGATCTTGCAGGAATTTAACAGCGTCACCAAATAGTGTGTCGATATATTCTCGGGCAACCAAGCCGCCCAGAATTTGATTGTAGCAGTCACGTTTGGCATGGTAATAATCGGCGTGTTCATCACCAGCCCGAAAATTAGTCCATTGATTGGCCTTCGCATTACGCTCAATATCTTGTTGCAGTTTGCCTTCACGCTGATAGTAATGCTTGAACCCATTGATATCGTAATGGGCAATAAACCCCGAAGCCACGTTTAAAAACGCATAGCCACGTTTATTGAGTTTATTAATATCCTTACAAGCAGCAAGGATATTCTTAGCAGTCAAACGCTTTTCATAATCGGTCATTGGTTTCATTCTGTCACCTCATTATCAGCAGCGCCATTCAAATAGGCGTCAATGGCATCGTCAATCGTATAAGACGTGATAACAATACCACGGCTGATTTCTTCTGAAATGTAGTCGGCCAAATATTGAACAAATAAACTGTAATTGTCAATGTGTAATTTCATTTTAAACCCCTTCCATTGTGATTGTTTTGCCCATTGTTTTAACAGACAAGATACTTTGACGATTAATACAGCGATATCCATTGTTTTTGATATCGTAAACCACTAAATACTTGTTGTGGTCAACTGTCGATTTTCCGCCCGACAATTTGCTTGTCACACCTGTGCGACAATTCATTGTGCGAATTGTCCCATCGTTTTTGGTGAATGTAACCGTAATGAATTTGCCTTTAGAATCGGCAATTTGAGCTTCGAGATAATTTGACATGATTTCCCTTTCAGTTAAGTAAGATTAAATTTTAGGTGTCGGGTTTGCCTTGGTATACTAGGGCAAACCCTAGGTTGTTGTTTTTACGCAACAAGCCTGGCAGGTCAGAGTGCCTTCAATTCGGCCTTGATTCGTTTGGCTGTTTCACCTCTCCAAGTGCCAGCATTGGCCAAAAAGTATTGGACAATGGATCGGCCTGAATCAAACCCATACTTGTCGTTTATGTCGTTCAAATCTCGCATGGCATCAAGATACGGAACAGCGCCGAAATAAGGTTTTTTCCAGTCGGTGCGAATATCCTTGGCAATCGTTGATAGTGATCGTGTAGTCATAATTTACCCCTTTAAATAATTGAAAACAATTCTTGAATCATTTGCTGTAATGCTTTTTTAGTTGGTGCTGTAATCGTTTTACCATCGATTACAGTTGACCATTCGGCCTTGGGTTTTCCAGTTTTGGTGTATACAGTTTTTTTACTGTAGATCATGATTGAAGGTAGCATTTTAATCTCCCATTAAAAAGAACAAAATAAAGAATTTAAGTAATATAAAAACCAAAATGATTGTAATCATATTAAGTACCAGAATAACCCCATTGTGGCATTTTAAAGAAATATTGATTTGCATTTTTAGACAATTTGCAAAGCTTATCATCGTCATTGTATGCAAGCAAAATTTCAGTATAAGCGCTATCGGCTTGTTTTTCCCATTCGGTATAGGGATAATAGTTTTTTGTCCGATAATGCGCTATATCGATTGCAATTTTGGCCAAAACACTTGGCACGCTATCACGTTTATTTTGTATATATTCGGCATTCGTCATAATATAACCCTTTCAAATAAAATTCTATGCAATAGGGTACAGAATACCCTATAACCTAGAATTTTAGTGCATGGCGTAAGATACTGTAATATCTTGCCAGCAAGCCCGACAATTAAGGCAAGCGCCATTGTTTTTAGGGGCTTGGCATTCAAAGCCGTTTGCTGGCTTTGCTTTATGCACGTTAGCGGTAGAAATATTGACAATATTTTGTAATGATTTTGGCACTGTTACTGGCTTGTCGGGATACATGGCCGATAATTTGACGTGTAAATTTTGTGGCAATTTGTGGCCAAGTGCCAGAAAATCGGAAACCATTTTATATTCTCTGGTTGGTAACCAGTGCTGGCAATTAGGGGTTTGCTCTGCAATTTTGGCAATTTTGATCAAATGGTCGACCGACTGTAAATCCCCGCTATCATGCCAGCGAAAATAGTGATCGGTTCCAATTTGTGAAACCATGGCATCAATCCACAATGGATCGTTGATAGAATCCAATCGGGCCATTTGTGCAGGCAAAATAATATTTGCGTACATTTTATAAAAACCCTTATCGGCGTAGCATGATGCACAAATAGAACCCTCAATTTGTGCCATTTTGAAGCCAGTATGACAAGCCAGCGTGGGCAAGCTGTATGACTTACATGGCATTTTGCTGGTTTGCGTTAACGTGCCAGTTATTTGCTTGGCTTGGACAATCGGTATTACTCGCATATAAAAACCCTTTGTGGTTTGTTGATATGCACATATTTTAGGGGCTTGGTGAGAAAAAACACTAGGGAAAACCCTAGTTTTTGGGGTATAAAAACCCTAATATTGCCAAAAGTAATAAAAAACCAGGTTTTAAAACCTAGGGAAAACCCTAAGTCATAGAATCGATTTTGGCGCGTTTTTTTGCTGGGTTAATACTTGGCCTTCAAAACGCTAAAAAAGCGCTCAAAACGCCTATAAAAGGCCTTGCCAGGCCTATTTCACGATGTGATAAATGAGCTGTATGAAATGCCAGCATATGTAGACAGTGTCTACTAAATTGATGCCCACAATAGTTATTAGCTATCGTGCCCGCTTTGCCTAACACAATTAACACCGATTGTCAAGTAACCACACTACCAACATGGTTATTTGCCTACACTAAAAAACCCGCATTGTCAAATGGCCAGGATAACCACAATGCCAACATGGTTATTTGACATTGTGGCTTTTCTATGCTAGACAATAACCCTACTCGTGCCAGGGTTATTTGACATTGTGGCCATTGTGTGGTAGACAATAACCCTACTCGTGCCAGGGTTATTTGACATTGTGGCCATTTTGTGGTAGACAATAACCCTACTCGTGCCAGAGTTATTTGACATTGTGGCCATTGTATGCTATGCACAATGTGCCATTTCACATAGTGAAACGCCATACCACAATGCGAAATCGGCGGGTCGGTATGTTGGCAGGGGGTTAAATGTTTTTGCCACCCAGGGTTTTTAGGATCCGTCCCAGGGAGGCGGAGGGGGGCCCCACAGATCCCCAGTTTTTGCACCCCACCCCACCTTTCTGTAAAAACATGACTTCCTAAAATTTTTTTTGAAAAATTGCATGAAATTTTAATGAGAATAATTCTCATCTAGAATTTGTAAGTTAGCTGTAAGTTTGTCAGGGTTGTCTGGGTAGTATGGGTTAGTTTGAACATCGTTGGGGAAATTAAATATTTTTTTATTTTTTTATTTTTTTAAATAAAATAAGAATAAAGGGGTACTACCCATACTACTGGTACAAAAAAGAAGAAAATTTGGAAGGTTGGGGCACAAAGGTAGTCTGTTTGTGCATTAGTGGATATAGACATTCGTTTGGATAAACGAAAAGGACACAATGGCGATCAGAACAAACATTCCAGTACCCACGCTGAAGAGTTGGGCACCCGCTGGAACCATCAAGCCAGGAGACTATTTGTACGGTCCGGATGGACTACCGAAACAAGTCACACTGGTTCAAGAATACACACCACAGCAGATGTACAAGGTGACGCTGCATGATGGGTCTGTGATCAAGGGCGACAAGCATCTTGCTTTTGAAGTTGAGAACGAACGGTATCGGCATCAACTATACCTGTGCAAGAACATACAACGCTTTCGTCAAAAACTCAAACGATTTACAATCCCCGAATTATTGGAACTTGGTTTGCGCTGTGAACGCAACAGGTTGGAGTATTCTATTCCCGCCACAAAACCAATTCAATACAAGCACGAAGATTTTCCAGTGCCGCCGTTTATTGCGGGGTATTGGTACGGTAGCCAAGTCAGGACCAATAAACTAAACTGCAAACCCGATACTTTAGAAATTGTTAAGAACAAGGTTGCGGAGTTTGGTTATAAATGTAAGATTAAATTAAAACTGTCATTAATACCCGAACCCAATATACTAAAACAGTTGCAATATTATTATACCACAATTCCAAAAGAGTTGCCAATAGAATATTATTTTGGTTCTATTGAACAACGAATGGAACTATTGCGTGGTTTATTAATGAGCCGGTTTAATGCATATGATCCAAAAAAAGACCGGTATGATTTTAGGACTCGTAATTTTCAAGCAGCACATTTATTTCGGGGTTTATGTGAATCCCTTGGAATAGTGACAACACAGATTCAATCTCCTGAATACCATCTTGCCAGAGAAATATATTTTAGGACTGGTATGGATTTGATGTATAAAACAAAAAAGAGAATCGGAAGGGTTGCATATACGAGAAGATTTATAACGGCAATTGAAGAAGTGGAACCCATGCCGTGTGTGCATATTGAAACTGATGGTGGTACATTTTTGGCAGCGGAAGGGTTTATAGCAATATGTTAACTAAGCAACAGGAAAAAATACTTGCAGACTTCGCAAAGAACAACGCACATTGGCCCAAGTCAGAACTTGATGCGGCATTATGGCAAGTACGCTGGCAAATCCAAGCGCTCCCGCACCAAAGAGAGCCTGATGATAATGAGTATGATACATTCCTCATGCTTGCCGGTCGAGGATCTGGAAAGACATTCACGGCAAGTAATTGGGTGGGGATCCGAGCTTGGAAACATGCTGGAACCCGATGGCTCGTTACAGCACCTACATCAAACGACATCCGTGCAACTTGCTTTGAAGGGGATTCGGGATTGCTGAACATCATACCCAAGTCGCTGATCAAAGACTACAATAAGTCGTTGTCTGAGATTACGCTGATCAATGGGTCGTTGATCCAAGGCATCCCCGCCTCGGAACCAGAACGGTATCGGGGTAAGCAATTCCACGGCGCTTGGGCCGATGAGTTGTGTGCGTTTGAGTATTTGGACGATGCGTATGATCAGATGCAGTTTACGCTGCGTCTACGCCACCCTGAGATTGAGCGGGTGCAGCAGATCATTACAACAACCCCCAAGCCACGGGAATTGATTGTGGATCTGGCCGAGGGTAAAGTTGGTGGCGATGTGTACATGGTAAACGCCTCATCGTACGACAATAGAGCCAACTTGTCCAGCACGTTCTTCAAACAGTTGGAGACGTACGAAGGCACGGATCTGGGCAAACAAGAAATCTATGGCGAGATCTTGGATCCGGAAGACGTTGGTATTGTCAAGCGCAAATGGTTCAAGCTGTGGCCAGCGGACAAAGAAACACCGGACCTGGAGTATGTGATTGCATCATACGATCCAGCCACATCAGAAAAAACCCACAATGACCCAACGGCATGTACGGTGTGGGGAATCTTTGAGCGGCCAGATGTTGGAACTTGTGTGATCTTGCTGGACGCATGGGATAACCACCTTTCTTACCCCGAGCTGAGAAAACGGGTCGTCAATGACTTTAAGGAAGTGGTGTACGGCAGCGATAATAAGTTTACGAAGGGCAAGAAGGCCGACCTTATTTTGATGGAAGATAAGTCGGCGGGTATTAGCCTGATCCAAGAGTTGCAAGGCGCTGGTGTGCCAATCAGGGGGTACAACCCTGGCCGAGCTGATAAGGTGCAGCGCATGAACATTGTGGCCCCCTTGATAGCTAAAGGCAAGGTGTACATCCCCGAAGATCCAAAACGATTGAAAGAACCGGCAGATTGGTCAAAACGGTTTTTGCGCCAAGTGTGTTCGTTTCCAGAATCGGGCGGGCATGATGACTATGTGGATTCATTGTCCCAAGCATTACGGGTTTTGCGTGACTCAGGATGGATCATGTTGGATCCGCTGCCACCACGCGACTATGATTATGCCGATGAGGTTGGAAGAAAAAGATATAACCCGTACGCACAATAGGGCACACAGGCTTGATTTTGTGCATTAGTAGTTATAGATATTATGAATCCAATTAAAACGCCCCAAGAAATGATGTTCCAAGCCGCTGGCATTCCTGCCTTGGCTGGCGGCGGTTCGGCCCAACAAAGTAAGTTGGATCGATTCATTGAATTTTTCAAACGGGAATATGGTCGGGATTTGGAGCCACATGAATTGGAACATGTGCGTATTCATTTTAATGAAAACAAAAATCCGGTAGCAATGGAGCATGAAATGATTGCTGCCGGTCATGTACCCCCAAGGTTTAAATAAATATGGCGCAACCAATTATTCCGCTTCAACAAGGTTTGAACCTCCCCGGTTTGGCCACTAACAATAAAGTCCATCTTGGCGAAGAACAAGAGGACTATGTTGAAGGTGTTGAAGATGAATTGGGTTTAGACCCAGATGACCAAGAAGACAGTTTGGATGAAGATATCATCGAGCTGGAAGACGGTTCGGTTGTTGTTAATTATAAAAAAACGGATGGCCCATTAGAGAAGCCTGAGTTCTATGCCAACTTGGCAGAGACAATGGATGAAGGGCTTCTTGCCTCGCTGGCCGACACTTATCTTGAATATATTGACATTGACCGAGAAGCACGTAAAGAACGTGATAAACAGTACGAGGATGGACTGCGTCGTACAGGTCTTGGCAAAGATGCTCCTGGCGGTGCAACTTTTGATGGCGCTTCTAAGGTTGTGCATCCTGTCATGGCAGAAGCTTGCGTGGACTTTGCTGCATCTAGCTCTAAAGAACTTCTTCCACCAGAAGGCATTGTTAAGTCGCAGATTAAAGGTGTTGCGGATAACAACAGCCAAGAAATAGCAGAACACAAAGTCCAGTTTATGAACTGGCAACTCTCGGAGCAGATTCCTGAGTACCGCGATGAGATGGAACAACTTCTGACCCAATTGCCGTTGGGCGGTTCGCAATATTTGAAATGGCGTTTTGACGAAGAGCAAAAACGTCCGGTGTGTGAATGGATTCCGATTGACAATGTTTTGCTGCCATATGCAGCAACAAATTTTTATACGGCCCAACGAGCAACTGAAGTCCAAGATATCACGGAAGACACTTATCTTCAACGGGTGGATCAAGGTATCTACCGTGATTTGGAGAATGCGAGTTTCTATGACAACATCAGCGTTGACGACCAAACACAGTCCCAAAAAGCAAACGACAAAATCGAAGGTCGTTCTATGCCGTCTGTTAACATCGATGGCATTCGACGAATCTACGAAATTACATGCTACGAACGACTTGAAGACGACGAAGAAACAAAAGGTCGCCGCGCTCCTTACATCATCACGATTGACGAAGTAAGCAGCAAGATTCTGGCTATCCGCCGTAACTGGGCGTACGGTGATGACAAGTTAACCAAACTGGATTGGTATGTCGAGTTTAAATTTATTCCTTGGCGCGGTGCGTATGCTATTGGGTTGCCTCACCTTATTGGTGGCCTTGCCGCCGCTCTTACTGGCGCTCTTAGGGCTTTGCTGGACGCTGCTCACATTAGCAATAGTCAGACTATGCTTAAACTCAAGGGTGGACGCATTTCTGGACAAAGTGATCGAATCGAGCCTACCCAAGTTGTAGAAATTGAAGGCTCCCCTGGTGTTGATGACGTTCGTAAATTGGCAATGCCGTTGCCATTTAACCAACCATCCAGCACTTTGTATAATTTACTTGGCTTCTTGACGGACGCTGCCAAAGGAGTGGTCACCACAAGCGAAGAAAAAATCGGTGACATCAACGCAAACGCTCCTGTTGGCACAACTCAAGCTTTGATTGAGCAAGGGGCCAAGGTTTTTTCAAGCATTCACTCACGTTTGCACCGAGCACAAGCCAAGTCGCTCAACATTCTTTCTCGTATCAATCACTGGTACTTGGAAGAAATGGACAATTTGTCCGGCACTGAGGTTGAAGTACGCCATTTTGCAGACAACAACGACATTCGTCCTGTTTCTGACCCCAATATTTTCTCTGAAACTCAGAGAATGGCCCAGACCCAAGCCATTTTGCAAATGGCAACCTCTGCGCCTCCGGGCATGTTTGACATTCGCGCCGTGTATAGCCGCATGTTAAGCCAAATGAAAGTGCCAAACGTTGAGGAAATTTTGCCAAATCCTCAAGGTGTCAAGGAATCTAACCCAGCTTTGGAAAATGTGTCCATGACAATGGGCCGTCCAGCGGCTGCTTACCCAGATCAAGACCATTTGTCGCACATCAAAGTGCATATGGCCTACTACCAAGACCCAAATTACGGCAGCAGCCCCATGATTGGTCCAGTTTTTACACCCTTGGCACTGGATCACATCAAACAGCATTTGACTTTGCACTATTTGCAATCGATGCGGGCCCAAATTGCCCAGGCAGCAGGCGGCAAAGACACCTTCAAACTGCACGAAGAACGTGCTTTGGACATTGAAGCCCAACAAGCACTGGCCTTGGCAGCTCAATTGGTGTCGCAAGACTCGCAACAATTGTTCCAGCCCATCCAACCCGTGTTGCAAGACATGGTGCAGAAGGTCCAACAAATGCAGCAGTCGAAAGCACAACAAGCTGCGATGCAAGATCCGACAGCGCAAGCTTTGGTGCAGACCCAAACTGCTGAAACGCAACGTAAAGCACAAGAGTCACAAGCCAAACTGCAAGCCCAAATGCAACAAGACCAGCAAGAATACCAAATTCGGGTCGCTGAGTTGCAACAAAAGGTTGCTGACTTGCAAACCAAGTACCAAACACAGACAAGTATTGACAACCAACGTAATGCAACTGACATTGCAATGGCCAACATCAATAATTCTGCTCGGGAACGGATTGCAACCATCACAGCAGGCGCTCAAATGGACCAGCAACAGCTGCAATTGGAACACGAACAGGATATGTCGGCCACTCAAGCTATCGATGCGGCCAATGAGGACATTCGCCAGCATGGTTTAGCAATCCAGCAGCAAGCTTTCCAGCAACAGGCCCAACAAGTTAACCAACAGGCCCAAGCACAACAGCAAGCTGCCCAGCAACAGGCGCAACATCAAAACACAATGCAGCAACAAGCTGCCCAACAGGCCGCGCAACCGGCTCAACAACCCCAGCAACCACCAGTAGGACAATAAAAATGGACAAGAACCTCGGTTTTCGCAAATCGTACCAAATGACTGGCACCCCCGGCTATGCTGGTGGCCCTGATCAAAAGGTAGAACAAGGACCCAGCGGCTCACACCGCGATAATAACTGGAAAATTGGCGCAGCTCAAGCCAAATTGACCAAAACACAAAAAATTGGTCCTGATAAAAACCTTAAAGAAGTCGGTCACGGTAACTTTTATTAATATTTGGGGCATATTGCCCCAATATTATGCATAAGTTGTAATATGAAAGATTTAATTTCAGAATTAATTCATCGACTTAAAAAAGTTGATAAAGAATTAGTCGAAGTTATTGCATCCGGTACTAATATCCATAGCTTTGATTCATACCAAAAGCTTGTAGGAAAAAGAGAGGGCGTATCCGAAGCCTTACTCCTGATTGATGAGTTACTTTCGGAGGATGACGAGGCTGAATAGCCTAGAAAGGATTGCCGAATGGCAATTGATTATAACAAAAAGGATGATCCTGACACACGGTCTGAGTTGGAATGTTTTCCGATTGTAGATCCAGGTGTTGATATCCTTGGTGACCGAGTATTGGTGCAATTGCGCCGAGAAAAGACAGCCAGTAAGGGTGGAATTATCTTGGTTGATGAAACCAAGCAAACGTTGCGGTTTAACGAAACTGTAGCCAAAGTGATTGGGATTGGCCCGCTGGCCTATAAGAGCCCCGACACGCTGGAACCTTGGCCTGAAGGCCCTTGGTGTCAAGTTGGCGATCTGGTTCGTACCATTAAATATGGTGGTGACCGTTTTGTTGTGAGTCCTGATGACGGTGGCGCTCCTGTGGTGTTTATTACACTCCAAGCCCGCGAGATTATCTCCAAGATTCGCTCGTTTGATTTTGCCCAACGCATGAAAGCGTTTGTTGATTAATTAACTTTGGAAAAAGTATGTCAGAAAAAGATGAAAAGATCTTTCCTGTAAAGGAAAAAGAAGACGGTTCTGCTGTTGCTGCTATTGAGGCTGAAGAAGAGCTTGAATTAGAAGAAAAAGCCGAAGAAGATGCCGAGGAAGAAGAGCATCATGAAGAAGAGGCCCATGCAGACGAAGAATCGGACGACGATAGTGGCGATAAGCGTGACAAAATCCGCGAAGCCCGTCGTAAAGAACGAAATCTGAAAAAAGAGCTGGCTCGCCAGCGTGAAATTTCAGCAAAGAATAAAATTGCGGCGCTAGAGCGACGTAATGAAGAGTTGGCTAGGCGAGTAGCGGCGGTGGAGAACACTGCAGCATCTTACCAGTTTGCTCAAGTGGATAAGGCGATTGAAGACGAGGCAACTCGTGTTGAATATGCCAAAATGAAACTGTTAGAGGCCTCGCAACAGAATAATGCAGCTGGCCAAGTTCAATACTTGGAACAATTGCAAGATGCGAAGACTCGTTTGAGCCAAGTCCAAGCGTTGAAAAAACAACAATTGGAAGAAGCTAAAAGGCCCAAACAAAATGTGCCTAACCCTGTGTCTGATGAGGTACAGCGTAACGCACAAACTTGGCTAAACAAAAATAAGTGGTATGACCCTGGTGCAAAGGATACTGATTCCAAGATCGCCAAGGTTATTGACCAAGAATTAGCAGCAGATGGATGGGATCCGTCTGACTCTGAGTATTGGGATGAGTTAGATAATCGTTTGAAGGCACGTTTGCCGCATCGTTATGCAGGTAAAACGGGACAACAGCGTAATGCTGGCCCACAGGCTAATGGCAGAACTGCCAGCCCTAGTGTGAAGTCAGCAAACACCATCACGTTGAGTCGTGATCGTGTTCAGGCAATCAAAGATGCCGGTGCTTGGGATAATCCAGCAGCACGGGCTCGAATGATTAAAGCCTACGCCAAATTTGACCGTGAAAACCGTAACGCATAAGGAGAAATAAAATGTCTAATTCAAGAATTACACGAGATGTGGATGATCGTTTGATTGTACGAGCGCATGAAGCCCGTGAACGTACCGAAAATCCTGAAGAGTTATCTAAACGGGAACGCCTCGAAGCGTTCCGAGATAAATGGCAAAACTCTGCTTTGCCAGACATTCCAAAGGGATTAATCCCCGGAATGCACTTGTGCTGGTTGTCAACAACCAACACATATGACAGTATCGACAAACGCATGGCGTTGGGTTATGAACCAGTGAAAGCCGCAGAACTCGGAGTTGGCTTTGAATCGCTAGGTAAGATGAGCTCGGGCAAGTTTGAAGGCTGTGTTAGCTGTAACGAAATGGTTTTATTTAAATTACCAGAAGACATCTATCAAGAAGTGATGAAAATGTTCCACTTGGAAGATCCGCTTCAACACCAACGTAGCATTATGGACCAAGTCCGTGGCGCTGCAGAGGCTGGAAAAGGCGGGCGCTCAATTCTTGAAGGCGGTGTTCTGGAAATGGAAAAGGAAACCAAACGAGCGAACGGTATGAACGTTCGTTTCGATTAACAAACTTCAAAAATAACAAAGGAAAAATATGTCTACAGTATTTCAACCCTTTGGTCTGAAGCCAGTGTACCATCCAAGTGGTTTGGATCGCGCTACCGCATTTGCAGGTACTAATACCTACAATGCTGGCGTTACCTATACCGCCCCTTACTCGCTGTCTTCTGGCCAATCTTTCTTTCAATTCCAACCCGTGGCCATTACGACCACTGGTCAATTGACTATCGCCGCACAAAACGCTTCGGGCTCTGGCTCCGGTAAAGTGTTCGGTGTGTTTGATGGCGTCGAGTACACCAACTCTGATGGCCGTCGTTCCGTGGCTAAGTATGCTTCCAAAACCACCTTGGACGCTTCTACCAATATCTTGTTCTGGATCTTCTCTGATCCCGCATTGGTGTATGAAGCTCAAGTTAACGGTTCTGCTACTACTGCAGCTATTGGTACTGAGTACAATTTTGACACCGCCACTGGTTCTACTGTGACTGACGGTTATTCCATCGGTAACGGCGGCGCTGGCTTCTCGACCACTGCTTTGTTGGCTACCTCTGTCGGTACCGGCAACCAAGGTCAAGTTCGCGTGGTTGGCTTGGGTCGTGAAGTGGCTTATCCTGGCGGTTATAACAACGCTTGGGGTGACGCTTACACTATCGTGCAAGTCCAAATCTGCAACAACCAATTCGCTGCCGCTTCGGTATCGGTTTAATTAATTAACGAAAGGAGATAAGCTATGGCAACCCCAATGCGTAGTACGGACTTTCGTGCGGTAGTCGAACCGATTATCAACGAAGTCTTTGACGGTGTTTACGAGCAACGTGACGATGAATGGAAAGGATTTGTTGAACAAATCCAAGGTATTCCCCGTAACTATCACGAAGAAGTGATGTTGTACGGTATGAATGCAGCTCCCGCAATGCCCGACGGCACTCCAGTGTCGTACGATCAAGGCGGTACGCTGTATATCACCCGTTTCATCTACCAAATCTATGGCTTGGCATATGCCTTGACCAAAGTTTTGATGGAAGACGGCGACCATATCCGTATCGGCAGCACCTTCGCTAAACACTTGGCTCAATCCATGATTGAAACCAAGGAAACCTTGTGCGCCAACTTGTTGAACTTTGCGTTCACCAGCGGTTACATCGGCGGCGACGGCGTTACTTTGATCAATAGCGCTCACCCCATCGCTAACGGCGGTTCTTACTCGAACCAATTGTCTACTGCAGCTTCTTTGAGCCAAACTTCTGTTGAACAGTTGTTGATTCAAATCCGCAGCGCTGTTGACAATAACGGCAAGCGTATCCGTCTGAAAGCTGAACAACTCGTGGTTCCTCCCGCTTTGGAATTCCAATCGGAAGTTATCTTGAAGTCTGTTCTGCGTTCCGGCACTGCTGATAACGATCTGAACCCCATCAAGTCCACCGGCATGTTGCCAAAGGGCGCTCATGTGGTTACTCGTTTGAGCTCTTCTAAAGCATGGTGGATCCAGACCGACGCTGAAAACGGCTTGATGCTCGTTATGCGCCGTCCTATGGAAAAATCGATGGAGGGAGACTTTGAGACTGATTCGATGCGCTACAAAGCCACCGAACGTTATGCAACCGGATGGCACGATGCCAGAAATATTTATGGCACTGCAGGTCTGTAATCTAACCGATTAATCTGCTATACTGGCTCCCAACTCAAAAGGTTGGGAGCCTTTTTTATGCCAAGAGACGAAGAAAACGCCAAACGACTTCGCAAGGAGTGGTACGAACGTAATAAGGAACTTACCAAACAACGTTCTCGTGAATGGGCTTTGGCTAATCCTGAAAAACGGCATGAACACCATAGAAAAAACAGAGAAAAAGACCGCGAAAACCACAATGCAAGAAACCGAGAATATTTTGCTAGAAATCCAGATAAACGGGCCGCATTAGAAGCAAAACGCCGCGCAGCCAAGCTGCAACGCACACCATGCTGGCTAACCAGCGAAGGGTTGTGGTTAATAGAAGAATACTATCATTTAGCGCAAAGGCGCACCGAGTTGCTTGGGTTTCCTTGGCACGTTGATCACATCATTCCGTTACAGGGCCGTAATGTGTCTGGTTTGCATGTGCCAGAAAACTTGCAAGTAATACCAGGTGCAGAGAACATAAAGAAGTCAAACAAGTATGATATTTGGGGCATTTAATGCGTAATTTCTGCATTAGTAGTTATAGGAAGATTTTGCCCCCAACAGACTACTGAGCTTCCCAGTAGACGATCTAGCGACTGAGTGGGGCTATAAACTCTAGATAGGAATAAAACCCATGTCAGTTACTTTCAATCAGCCGATTCGTGTCTACAAATATAACAACCCCACGAACAACGGCGTCATCGCTCCCGACAACACTGGCGTAGTGTCTGTCAGCCAACAAGTCACCTTCTCTGGTGTTAACGCAGCTGGTGCTATCACCACCTACGGCACGGGCAGCTCTTCTATTACCCAAGATCCCGTGTGGATCCCCGCTGGCGCTGCTATCACCAACGTGCGCTTGTTTGAAACCACCGCTCCCTCGGCTTTTACTGGCATGGTTATTACTGTTGCTGTTAACGGCACTTCCGTTGGTACTATTACCCCCACCACCACTGGCGGCGTGATTTCTATTGCTTTCACTGCTACTGCAGCTGTTGCAGCATTGTTGGCCAACGTGGGCACTAGCGACGTTCAAGTTACCTTCACTGTTGGCACTACTTCTGGCGTGACCGGAACTTTGGCTGGCATGTTTGATGTTAGCTATTCTGCTCGTAACTTTGACGGTTCGGTCACTAACGTGGGCCAAGGTTATACCAACCAATAATTAATTACCTTGGGGGCCTAGTGCCCCCGATTTAACTTATAAGGAATTAATTATGGCATCGAATCTCGTCTCAAATCTCCAACAGCATCCTTCAATTATGCCCTCTGTTACCATGCAGGGTGCATATGAGCCGTTTGATTTACAAGTTGCTCGTAACCAAATTGCTGGTCATCAAACTGTTAGCATTTTTGGTTATCAAGCGTCCGTTGGCACAACCCCAATTCCAATTTGGGAAAATGCTTCAACTTACACTTTTCCCACATCAGCATCTACCCTGACTCTAGTTAGTAATTCTACGTCGGATAATACCAGCGCATCGGTCCTTATTAGTGGTTTGGATGCTAATTTTAACCCCATTTCAGAAACGTTGTTTTTGAATGGCACTACGGGTGTCACTACGGTTAATAGTTATTTGCGTGTTAATGGTTTGGTTATGGCATCTCCAGGCACTAGCCAAGTTACAAATGTTGGTACTATTACCATCAAGCAAAGCACTAATACTTTGGCTCAAATTAACGCTGGCGTTGGTAAATCACAAAGCACAGTTTTTACTGTGCCAAATGGTTATACTTTCTATTTAGATTTAGCAGAAGTCAATACTTCTAATAGCTACACTGGCAGTGTGATTATTACGTATCGTGTTCAAGCGTTAAACAACGTGACCGGTGTTCAATTGACTGTGTTACAACAACCTTTTGTCTCCTTGTACTCAGCCAACCGCGCATCGGATCCTTTTGCGTATACGCAAAAAACCGATATTCAATGGCAACTTTCTGCAAGCACAGGCACTGTTGCGGCTGGTGTTATTGTAACTGGTAAGTTGATTAAGCTCGACGGTCAAACAGCGTAAGGCACTTAAATGCCTGTCTACCTTGATACCCGCGCAAACTCGGTTTTATCTATCGCAATTTGTGATAGGTGTAACCGTAAGTTCGCCTATGTAGATTTAATGCCAGATCCCAACTTTCCTGGGATGCGGGTATGCAAGGATGATTTAGATAAGTTTGACCCTTGGCGCTTACCTGCTCGTCAAACTGAAAACATTGCGCTTCGGTTTCCTCGTCCTGATGTTAATATTGCGTTGACTGCCAACGAGATCTTAACTACAGACGGGTATGGTAATAACGCAATCTTTATTGAAGGCGTTCCAAGTGGCAATACTCAGGGCGACTTGAATTACAACAGCACTGCGGTATCAAACAACTCTTTGGCTGCAATTATTTACTCTGTGACACCTAACAATGGCACAAAGTCGGGCGGTACAAACGTAACAATCCAAGGCAACAATTTTACCAATACTACGAATGTGGCGTTTGGTGGAACACATGCCGCAAGTTTTAATATTTTGAATTCGACCACAATAACAGCCGTTACGCCAGCTTATGCTGTGACGGGTCCTGTTAACGTGACTGTGACAACCTCTTTTAATACTGCAACCTTCAACGGCGGGTTCACATATAATTAAATGGCTGATCAGTCGATAACCCAACTTCCTGTTGCACAGACCGTTACGGGCAATGAACAAACAGTCATTGTCCAAGGCGGCGTTACTAAGCAGGTCCAAATCAGCCAAATTGCCAACGCAATTTCGCCGGGAAAGTTGATCACGAATGTTGCGTTTAATTCAAGTAATTACTTGGTGTTTTACTACAGCGATGGCACAACATCATCTGCTGGCCCAATTCCTGGCTATATTGCTGCAACTGTAAACGGTGCAGGCCACTTAATTTTGACCAATTCAACTGGCGCTATGACAGATGCCGGTTATGTGATTGGACCACAAGGGCCTAAAGGCGACACCGGCGCTACTGGTGCTGCAGCAACGCTAACAGCTGGAACAGCAACCACATTGCCTTACGGCGCAACACCCACTGTGACGAATGTGGGTACAACATCCAACGCAATTTTTAATTTTGGTATTCCACAAGGTGCGCCTGGTGGTAATGTGACGTTGCAAGATGATACAACCACAAACGCAACGAGGTATCCTGTGTTTGTAAGCGCTACAAGCGGCAATGTGACAACCGAGTACACCTCGTCTACTAAATTGCAATACAACCCATCAACAGGCGGATTTTCTAGCCTAATTTTAACGGCTACTACCGGCATCGGTGGCGGAGCTTTTTAAGGAATAAAAATGGCACAATTTGGCTATACGCCCATCCTGTTATACGCATCAAGTACTTCTGGAAATTCACCAGTTGCTTCTAGTCTAACCAACAGCTCAAGCGGTTCTGAGTTGGCCATCAATATCACTGATGGTAAGCTTTTTTACAAAGACAACACCAATACTATTCAAGTGCTGGCCTCAAAGGGGGCTGCAGCAGGCACATTTAGTAACGTCACGATTACTGGTGGTTCAATCAACGGGACCACAATAGGGGCTTCAACGGCCTCTACGGGCGCTTTTACAACGCTGAGTACCACAGGCCTTGCCACACTGAATAGCTTGGCGTTGGGCCTCACAGGCTATTTGTATGGTAATGGCGCGGGTGCAACCACAGCAAGCACCACAATCCCCACAACATCGCTATCCGGCACTATTACCAACGCTCAGTTGGCAAACAGTTCGGTGACGATTGGTTCAACAGCAATTTCGTTGGGTGCTACGGCTTCAACGCTTGCTGGCTTGACCAGCGTGACGGTGACGCAAGATCCCGTGTCGGCGCTGCAGTTGGCCACTAAGCAGTATGTTGACTCCGTCGCTCAAGGTTTGAATACCAAAGCGCCGGTTTTGGTTGCTACAACAGCCAACATCACGCTGTCTGGTGAGCAGACAATTGACGGTTTTACAACGTCTTCAAGCCGTGTGTTGGTTAAGAACCAATCAACCGCAGCAAATAACGGCATTTATGTGTCTTCTTCAGGCGCATGGACCCGCTCCAGTGACGCCAACACATGGAATCAATTGGTTTCTGCTTATGTGTGGGTTGAACAAGGCACTTTGCAGGCCGACACAGGTTGGGTTTGTACGGTTGACCCAGGCGGCACGTTGGGCGTTACTGCAGTTACTTGGGTGCAGTTTGCTGGCGCGGGTTCATATACAGCCGGTACGGGGCTGACACTTACAGGCACACAGTTTAGCATTACCAACACAGCTGTAACTGCTGGTTCTTATACGCTTGGTAACTTCACAGTCAATGCTCAAGGGCAATTGACTGCAGCGTCCAGCTCATCAACCACGGGTTCTGGTAGTGTGGTGTTGGCCACATCGCCAACACTGGTGACGCCTAATTTGGGCACACCCAGCACGTTGGTTGGTACAAACATTACTGGCACGGCATCGGGCTTGAGTATTGGTGGTAATGCTGCAACGGCTACCACAGCGACGAATGCTACCAATGTGGCGACCTCAACGGGTAGTGCGACAACCAACTATCTTGCCTTTGTGACAGCCACATCGGGCAACAATGGCATTACGGTCAACTCTGGGTTGACTTATAACGGAACATCAAACGCGATTACCGGCGGCATCAACGGCGGAACTTTCTAAGGAAGAAACATGGCACAAACTGGATACACGCCCATTATTTTGTTTAAGTCTGGCACGGCCAGCAACGTTCCTACTACTAGCAACTTGGCTGTGGGTGAGTTGGCTATAAATTACGCCGATGGAAAACTTTACTACAACACTGGTTCAGCGATCAAGGTGTTGGCTGGTGCTGGCGGTGCAGGTATTGCCGGTGGATCGAACACTCAGGTTCAATACAACAGTTCGGGGAACTTGGCTGGCTCGGCCAACATGACCTTCAACGGCACATCGTTGACCCTTGCCAATGACGCCTCTATCCACGGACTGACTGTGGGTCAAGGGGCTGGTAGTGTTTCTACAAATACTGCTGTGGGTGCTAGTGCTTTGACGACAAATTCAACAGGCGCACAAGATGTTGCTGTTGGTCTGAATGCGCTGTATTACAACACCAGTGGGTCATATAACAGTGCAACTGGTGTGAGCGCCCTTCAGTCAAATACAACAGGTGGGTTTAACACTGCATTTGGAAATGCTGCGCTTTTTTCCAACACCACAGCCTCTAACAATACTGCTGTAGGGTATCAGTCTGGTTACAACAACACAACCGGCAATCAAAACGTATTCAGCGGATACCAAGCTGGTGTTGGTGTTACTACTGCCACAAATAGTATTTTTGTAGGTTTTCAGTCGGGTTTTGGTACATTCACTGGCAGTAATGCGGTTGCAATAGGCTCACTTGCATTGTATTCATCTACAAGTGCAACCGATGTAATTGCTATTGGCCGCAATTCTTTATATTCCAACACAACGGGTTCATACAACGTAGGCATAGGAAGTTCTGCTTTATTCTTCAACACCACAGGCGGTCAAAACACCGCCGTTGGAACTCAAGCCCTCTATTCCAACACCACGGCATCCAACAACGTAGCGGTTGGCTATCAATCCGTTTTTAACAATACAACTGGCGCTACCCTAACTGGGGTTGGTCAAAACGCCTTGTACAGCAATACTACCGGTGGTGCTAATACTGCGGTCGGTAACGCATCCGCTCAAAACAACACTACCGGCTCAAATAATGCCGCATTTGGTGCAAATTCTTTATTTGCCAATACCACCGGCAGCGGCAATACCGCCATCGGTCTTCAAGCACTAAATGCCAACACCACAGCCTCTAACAACACAGCAGTAGGGTATCAGTCTTTGTACTCCAACACCACAGCCTCTAACAACACGGCTGTAGGGTATCAGGCTGGATACAGCAATGTTACAAATAACAACTCTGTTACTGTAGGCTATCAAGCTGGTTTTTGGCAAACTGGCGGCAGTAACACGGCACTAGGATTTTCTGCTTTAAATGGCAATACGTCTGGTGGTACTGGCGGCACTAACAACGTGGCAGTTGGCAGTCAGACCCTGTTGAATAGCACAACTGGTGGTTCTAATACTGCTGTTGGCACTTCAGCCCTTTATAACAACACCACCGCCTCTAACAATGCGGCTGTAGGCTATCAAGCAGGATATACAAACACAACTGGTACAAGTAATTCTTTGTTTGGTTATAAAGCCGGATATGCAAATAATGCAAACAATGTAACGGCTATCGGCACAAGTGCAGCAGCCGCAAATACGTCTGGTGATTCAGTTGTTGCGCTGGGTTCTGCTTCTTTATTATCAAATACGACTGGTAGCTATAACACCGCGATTGGTACATCTGCACTCCAAGCCAACACCACAGCCTCTAGCAACACTGCTGTTGGGTATCAGGCGGGGTATAGTAATACAACAGGAACTGATAACGTAGCAATCGGTCGTGCTGCTGGTTACGCACTTTCAAGTGGATTTGGTAACGTTATTATTGGTAACGGCTCTGGATTCAATTTAACAACAGGTAATAATAATACTTTAGTTGGTAATGGTGTTTTTGGTACATCTGGGGGTGCAGGCTCCAACATTACCACAGGCTCAAAGAACACAATTCTTGGTGCTTATTCTGGAAACAATGGCGGCCTAGACATCCGCACATCCTCCAACAACATTGTTCTGTCTGATGGGGATGGGAATCCAAACATTGGGCGGCTTCAAATTGCCAGTGTGTCTACAACCGCCACTGCTGTTTCTCCGCAATCTGGGATTGGTGGACTTGCCTTCATAACAATGTACAACACATCTGGTGGAGCGCAAGGCTGGTGGCAGGTTGCTTGGGCAAGTGGTTCGGTTACGGTGATAAGTAGTTCAAACGGCACAGGGTTAACAGTATCGTTCACCCTCTCTTCTAATAGCTTGCGTATGCAAACCACTTCTGGAACATTGGCTGGCGCTTCGTTCTTCACAATCTAAGGAAAAAAATGGCTAATACATACACATGGGTTGTCAAGCACTTAAACACCAATATGCGTGGTTATGCTGACACCGGCTTCTTTGAAATGCAGGGTACTGACCCAAACGGCAAAACCGCAACTGGTAGCGTGAGCGTATCTTTTGGCGGCGCAGACTTAAAACCAACTTCAAGTTGGACACAAGCGGATATTGATACTTACGCGGCAACGTACCAAGACAACATCCAATCTCAAATTGATTCTCAACTAGGAGCTTAAAATGGCAACAACTTACACTTGGACAGTTACCTCCATGCAACAATGGCCTAGCGGCACAAACGCTGGCTACGTTGTGAACGTCAACTGGCTGCTTACTGGTACTGATTCAGTCCACACCGCATCTATTGGTGGCAACACCCAGTACCCCGTTACTGACGCACAAGCTGGCTTCGAACCCTATTCAAGCCTGACTGAAGCTCAAGTCATTGGTTGGGTGCAAGAGTCTCTGGGCGAACAAGGTATCGCCAACTATGAGGCGAATGTGCAGGGTCAATTGAATTCATTAGCTAACCCCCCTGTGTCGCCTGTAACACAACCGTTGCCTTGGGCCACTCCTGCTGCATAATATAGTGGGAAGCCACCACCCCATTTTGGTGGCGCAATATAGGATGAAACTATGATTAGTTTAGAACATACCATTGAAGAAGTTAACTTGATTATTGCGGCTTTGCGCGAATTGCCACACAAGCTAGTTCACGAGCTTTTAGGCAAGATCGAAAAGCAAGCTGTTCCCCAGGTTCAAGCCGCCCAACAGGCCGCAGAACCCACCCCACCTGCAGCGGAGTAATATGGCTACCTCTCTTAAAGAAATTGAACAAAAAGTCGAAGAATTGCAAGCTGAAATTGCAGCTGAAGTGGCATCGCAAGAAGTTGCTCCGGTTGTGGTGCAAGCTCCCAAAGGGACTATCAGCCCGATTGTTCAATTGGCCATTGACCAAGCTGCAGAACGTCTAAAACGCGAAACTGGAAAATAAGCAAAATGGATATCCAATCCCTCATAAATACAATTATCCCCATTATTTGTGTGGGGTTGGGCTGGTTTTGCCAACAAATCTGGAACGAAGTGCAGGAAATCAAGAAGGAACATGGCCACTTTCGGGCTGATATTCCTTCTAAATACCTGCGCCGAGATGAGTTTTTTGATCGGTGGGATGAGATTATTACTCTTCTCCACCGCATCGAAGACAAGCTTGATAGCAAAGTAGATAAAAAATGACTTGGAAATTTCTAAAAGATATTTTAACTGAAGACGACAACGAGACGTATTGTATTGCTCGATTTGCCGTACTGGTGGGTATTTTTGGATACCTGGTAGTAAGCTTAATTCAGGTGGCCCATAATGGGGTAATTAACCTATCTGACATGGGTATTGGCCTTGGAACACTACTTGGCGGCGGTGGTGTGTTGGTTGGCGGAAAGGCGGCAACAGAACATGATGCTATTAAACCTACTCAACAGCCTTAAAATTTATATTGTCATTGCGCTAGTCAGTATTCTGATTGGCGCATACGGCGCTTACCGGCTAACTTCTAACTATTATATATCAGAAATTCAAGGTGCTAGTTTAAAAGCGCAGAAGGAAAAAAATGATATTCAGCAACGTGGTGACCAGATGGTCGCAACTTATGTCCAACAAATTGAGCAAATTTCGACTGAACGAAACCAACTGCAAAAGCAGGTTTCGGCTGCTGTGGGCGCTAATAATTGCCGTGTTACTAATGGCTTTGTGCGCTTGTACAACACCAGCGCCAGTGATGTGCCCCCAACCCCCAGCAGCATTGATGTTGCCGCCTCCGCCACTGACACCGTTACCAGCCAAGTAAGTGAGACGGACGTTTTGAGTATTGCCATTGAAAACAATCTCAAATACGAACAGTTGTCTAAGCAACTCATTGACTTACAAAACTTTCTAAGACAACGTGATTCAGCAATCAACCCTTGATACAATTATTGGGTTTGAGGGGTTTAGGACCCGAGCCTATAAGGATACCAAGGGGCTTTGGACGATTGGTGTTGGGCATTTGATTAAACCCAACGAGCAGCATCTTATTACGACAGAGCTTACAAAGATAGGTGTTGACAGTCTATTGCGCCAAGACTTGGCAGAATGCCAACGTTGCATCGATAAAATGGTCCGAGCGCCCATTAATCAAAACCAATTTGATGCGCTGTGTAGCCTGTGTTTTAATATTGGCACAGAGCATTTTACAGAATCTTCGGTATTGCGGCATCTTAATCAGTTGAATTATGCCCAAGCTGCTAATGATTTCTTGCTTTGGAACAAACCACCAGAATTAATAGAGCGCAGAAAAAAGGAAAAAGCGCTGTTTGAAAGGGCCTGAAAAGGTCCTTTTTTGCATTAGTAGTTATAGGGAATCTGATCAATTCCCCGTCAATAATAAACACTCTAGAGGACAAAAACATGGACGGCTTCAAAACACTCCCCAAAATGAAATCCGGTGGTAGCACCACTAAAGCGGCAGAAAAGTACTGCGGCGGTGGCATGACCAAGAAAAAAGCCGGTGGTGAAGTGGAGAAGAAAGACATGGCCCAAGACAAGGCCATGATCAAAAAAGCATTCAAACAGCACGACAAGGCAGAACACGATAAAGAAGACGCCAGCGAAATTAAGCTGCGTAAAGGTGGTCGTGCTAAAAAAGAAACCGGCACTGTTAAAAAATTCAAAAAAGATGGCGGCGCTGTGTATGGCGAAAAGAAAACCGCTGCTGATCTTAAAGACATTGAACAAGCCAAAAACTTCAAGCCCAAAAAGCTGAAAGAAGGCGGTTCAAGCGACGTTGTAAAAGAAAAGAAAAAGCCCTCTGGCGATGCAGTCGCTATGGTCAAGGTAAAACCCACTGGCAACAAAAAAGCCGAAGCTGAGTCTAAAGGCACTAAACGTCCTGCTCTGCGCGGTAGCGATGTGGAAAAAGAAAAAAGCAAGCCCGCTGGCGATAAAGGCAGCTTGTCCAAAGTAAAACCCACTGGCGACAAAAAGGCTGCTGCTCCTTCTAAGGGTGAAAAGCGTCCTGCCATGAAGGGTAGTGATGTGAAGAAGTTTGCTAGCGGTGGTGATACCGGTACCGACCAAAATGTTGGCAGCGACAAAATCTTTTCGCATCCCGATTATTCGATGTATACGCCCACAGGCGAGGGTGTTGAAACCCATCCCGTTTCTTCAAGCGACACCGACCTCACTGGCAATCCTTTGTCTCGCCCCGCTGCAGCTCCTTCGGCTGCTTCTAAAAAGGCTCCTGTTGTCACTGCAAAACAATTGAAGGACTCTGGCTTTGACAACTTGCGTGACTATTTGAATGCCCAACGTGGTTTGACCCGCCGTGGTGGTCCTGCTGCTCCTATGGGCGCTGGTGCTGGTCGTGGTGGTCAAGGCGGCCCCTCTGCCGATGACATTGGTTTTTATCAAAACGATGCTTCTGACTATGGCGACAATGACCAGCATCCCAGCTTGGCCGCTGCTCAACATGCTCAAGCTGCTCGGGGCACTTTGGCTCCATTCCAAGCAAGCGATGCAGATCCTTATATCCAAGGTGTGGGTGGCCCTGCCGGTGAGTTTGGTTCCATCTTGAAGGGCTTGCATGGTTTGGCAGCTCGTTTGGCTGGCCGTGGTGGCGCTGCTTTGTCCGAGTATGCAATGCCTGCTTTGGAACGCAGTGGCGCTCCTCAATTGGCCAACAACGCTACTCGTATGTTGAATGGCCCTTCTAAAGCCGATTTGTTGGGTGCTCAACGTGCTGCTCGTGCGTCTAGCCGTAATGCCGACATGTTGAGTGAAAATGCCGCTCGTTCTGGCGTTACTCCCGGCACTCCCGCTGCTCAAGCTATGGCCGAACAAATGCGCCGTTTGCCTGCTCCTGACCGTTCTGCTGTGATGAACAAGAACGCTTGGGCTGCTGGTCCCGGCGCTGGTATGGGCCTGAAAGAAGGCGGTATGGCCCGCTTTGACATTGGCGGCTCTACTGGTCCTTTGGCAACTCCCCAAGCTGTGGGTGACCCAGCTGGTCAAGCTGGCAATCCGTTTGTTAAAAAACGCCCCATGATGCCACAACCCCAACCCCAGCCACAACCCCAACCCCAAGCTGCCCCACAACCAGCTCCTCAGCCACAGCAAGCGCCCCAAATGCCTCAACAGCAACCTCAAATGGCGACTCCCCAAGCTGTGAATGATCCTACTGGCACTGGCGGTGCAAGCCAACAACAGTTGTTGAACAATTTGTTGCGCCAACGTGCTATGCAACAAGGCCAATAAGATGCCTTACGTTAGCAAAGCCCAACAAGGTGCTATGTATGCTGCTGCCGAAGGCAAGAGCAACATTGGTATTCCTAAAAAAGTAGGCAAGGAGTTTGTCAAGGCTGGTCCTAAAAAGGCCAACTTGCCAAGCCGAGTAACCAACAAGCCTACTCGAACATCTGGTCGAGGACGGTAATTCGTGGCTTATTCCAACACTACAAACCAAACCAAAATCACGGTAGGGCAGCTCATTGAGTATGCCTTCCGTGCTGCAGGTAAGACTGCGGAAGAGCAAACACCGGAATATATCAACGCAGCCAAACAGGCTCTGTATTATATTCTGATGAATTTGTCCAACCGTGGTGTTAATCTTTGGATGTTAAAGAACCAATTGATTGGTTTGATCCAAGACCAAAAGATTGTACCGTTGGATGCCAGCACAATTGATATTCGTGAGGCCAACTGGTCTTACAATATCTATCCTCAAATTAGTGAGGCTTTGCCGGTTGATAATCCCAATTCACCGGCACTGTTTACTCAGAATTTGAATAACCATGCCACATCGACTGTTGGCGAAAACTGGTTTGGCGCACAGTACCAAACTGCACAGAGCATTGTAAACGTCGGGTTCAATGCCTATGCACCAGGCGGCTCGGCCACTTACAACTTTGTGTTGGAAGCCAGCGCAGACGGTGTTACATGGACCACGCTTGAAACTTTCCCCTCTACCACACTGGCAGACGGAACATGGGCCTATTACCCCATTAACACCACTCAGGCGCATTTAAATTACCGCTTGAGGGAGACAGTAGCCCCAACGTTTTCTTTGCGTCAAATTACGTTATCTTACGTTCAGCAAGTCATTCCCTTGGCACGGCTGAACCGTGACGATTACTGGAACTTGCCAAACAAAGATTTCCCCAGCGCCCGTTCGTTGCAGTACTGGTTTGATCGCCAGATTACGCCTCAAATGTGGTTGTGGCCAATTCCCAATAACGACTTCCAAATGTTGCAGTTGGTAATTGAAAGCCAGATCATGGATGTGGGCTCGATGACCAACCAATTGGAACTGCCCAATCGTTGGATCCCTGCTGTTCAAGCATGGTTGAGCCATGAAATGTCTTTGCAATTGCCTAGTGTGGATTTGGCCCGAATCACGTATTTGGAAGGCCAGTATATGAAATGGTTGCAACAAGCTGAAGATGAAGAGCGCGATAAGAGCCCGATATATTTTCAACCCGTGATAAAATATTATACATCCTGATAATATTGTTAAACATATGGATACCGCTTCTGTTTACTGGATACGCCATAAAGACCACACAGACATGTTTAGTGAGGGGTATATTGGGGTGTCTAGTAATACTGAAAACCGTTTTAAAAGACATAGTAAGTACTCAGACAATCCGCATCTAAAAGCAGCAATAAAAAAATACGGCTGGGAAAATTTAATAAAGCAAATTTTATTAATTAGTTATTCGGATTATTGCTACGCTGTAGAAAATAAATTACGGCCTATAAGACAAATTGGTTGGAATATTGCAGAAGGGGGAGTAAAACCCCCGGTTACGCAACCTCGCGGAGATGACTATGTAAGTCCTCTAAAAGGCAAATCCAAGGATACTCCTTGGATGTTTGGCCGCAAACCTTGGAACGAGGGTAAAGTAGGATATTGGTCCGAAGAACAAAAAGCTAAATTTATTGCGGGAGTTTCTAAACCGCATACTGAAGAACACATTAAAAAACGGCAAATAACAAGAGAAGCCACTCGTATTGCAAAAGGGCAAATAAAAGCTGTCCAAGTAAACAATACAAAATATAAAAGCGCAAAAGAAGCTTCAATTATCTTAAATATTCCGAAAGCAACAATTAAATACTGGTGCTACGGCAAAGGGAAACCCGGAAAAAAATATGCTTATATTACAGAATGTAGGTGGGCTTAAATGAGCGTTGTGATGACTTTTGATTCGCTTGTAGCAAACATTATCGATTACAGCGAACGGGATGATGCCGACTTTGTGGCGGCAATCCCCAATTTGATTGCCTTGGCGGAGTCTTCGATTGCTGCCGAACTGAAGACTTATCTGCAACTGACTGTTGTAGAAACCACCCTCGCCACCAATCAAGCCATTCTCAATAAGCCAGCTCGGTGGCGTAAGACGGTCAGCATGAAGGTGAATGGCGAACCCATTACGCTGCGTAGCCAAGACTATGTGGCGATGTACCAAGCCGAATCTTCAAATGGTAAGCCCCAGTTCTATGCTGAGTATGATTACTCAAACTGGAACTTTGCCCCTATTCCAGACACTTCGTATCCTGTAGAAATTATTTACTACAGCGAGATCCAGCCTTTGGATTCGGAAAATCAACAAAACTTGTTTACTGCTGTAGCACCCCAAGCTATGTTATATGGCACGTTGTTGCAAGCTCAAGGCTTTTTGAAAGCACTGGATAAATTACCAGTGTGGAAACAGTATTATACCGATGCACTTGCCGCACTGAAGAAAGAAGACAATACTCGTCGTGTGGACCGGAACACTTCTGTACAGGAACCCTAATCTATGACAACCCCAACCTATGTTTCCCCTTTTACTGGAACGGTTGTTACCCCGACAGACGTTTCCTTTTCTACACTATCATTTTCTGGCAATACCCAGTTATATTGGCCCACTGTTGTTAATGCTGTAGAAGCGCCAGCCAGTCGAATTATCAACGCAACTGCAACAGCAGCCAACAAAACAATTCTGTTGCCCGATGCCACTCAAGGCACGTTGGGCGCAGACATTTTGATCTGCAACGTTGGTTCTTACGCTTTCTTTGTTACCAATGCAGCTTCGGGCCAATCTGTTTCTATTGCGCCTGGTATCAGCCTTTACTTCTACTTGACCGACAATTCTACGGTTGGTGGCATTTGGAATAACGTAACATTTGGTGCCGGTACATCATCGGCCAGCGCAGCGGCCTTGCAAGGTGCTGGTCTTACCACCTTGGCTGGCCAGCTTGCAACGACTCAAAATATTGTTGATGTTACTTCAGCACCAACAATCAATGACGCCAGTCGTGCGGCAACTTTTGTGTGGGGCGGCGGTGCAGGCACATTTACCTTGCCTTTGCCAACCAGCATCACAACGGGATGGTACATTGGTTTCCGTAATTCTGGAACCGGTGCTTTAAGTCTTGCAGCTCAATCACCAGCCACTATCAATGGCGTGAGCGCTGTGGTTGCCAATCCCGGCGATTCCGGTTTTATCTTTTATGATGTAAGCACACTGTCTTTTATTACAGTGGGTTTAGCTTCTACTGCCAACGTGACATTTACTTCGGGCACTTATGACGTTGACTCGATCTCAGGCAACTCTTTTAGTTTGCAAGCATCAGCGCCCATCATTCAAACTTATGTGGCTCAATCTGGCACTCGTACTGCCAATTTAACAGTCACTTTGCCCGCCATAACACAGTTTTATATTCTGTCAAATAACACAGGCCAAGCTGGGTATAATATCATATTCCAATTAGCTGGAAGTGGCGGGTCAACCATTACGCTGACTACTGGCAGTATTGTGACTGTGTTGAGTAACGGTACTAACTTGTATATTTTAAATGCAAGTTCAACCAGTGTTTATAGAGCTTCAAATGGTACTGCAGGACTGCCGTCCTTTTCTTTTAATAGCGATTTACACTCAGGCATGTATTTGGACGGCACAAGTATTTTGGGCCTTTCTGCAAATTCAACTGAAATTATTCGTATAGACAATTCTAATACCGCACAACCTTTGGTTACGGTAGCGGCCCAGTTGAATGCTCAATTGATCACTGGCGGTTCATTCTAATGCCAGATTTAAATAACCAAGAACAATTTAATTCCGTTTATACTTTGGCTATTCAGCCAGGTATAAAGCGGGACGGCACTGTTTTTGAAACAGAAGAATTTACCGATGGTGTTTGGTGCAGGTTTCAACGTGGTGTTGCCAAAAAGATGGGCGGCTATCGGGAAACGTTTAGTAGTTTTACTGGCGTGTATCGTGGCATGTTTGCCCAGCCTTATAACGGCGTTAACTACGTTTTTGCTGGTAACGCAAATGGCTTAGATGTTTTTGGTACTGGATCTACTTACGGATCTGGCGCGGGCCCTTTCACTGGCACAATGTTGAACGGCACAGTTTCGGCAACGGTCACAACTAACACCACCACAACAATCACTGTTACTGGCAACGCTGTAAGTGCGTTTCCAAACGGCACTCAAATTATTTTTAGTCAGTCTGGAACGCCCACAACATACACTGTTTCTGGAACCCCGACTTATACATCACCAAGCACCGTAATAACTTTTACGCCAGCTTTGGGTTCTGGTGTTACAGTAACAGAGGTATGGAAAAAAGGCACTGTATTTTCTTCTGATACCAGAAACGATTGGCAGTTTGATGCGATTTTTAGTCCGCTTGGTGGCAATCTTCAATTACTGGCCCACCCAGGTCTTAACCTAAATAGCATTGACAATGCTGTAAAGTCCCAAGTTTTAGTGGGCAATGTTGTTCCCAGTACGGGGGATAGTTGGTCTTTTAGCGGCTTGTCTGATAGCGCAGGACCCAATCCTACGTTCCAGCCAATTTCGGTTGACGGTGGCGTTTGTGTTCTTTATCCATTTATTTTTGTCTATGGGTCGAATGGTTTTATTGCTAATAATAATATCAGTACTACTTACGACCTTCAGAACCTCTACGATTGGAACGGCCCCCTTGCCAACCAAACCAACGTTGCAAGTTCCAAAATAGTTAAGGGTATGCCCATGAGGGGTGGTACTAATTCGCCCTCTGGTTTGTTTTGGGCTACTGACAGTTTGATTCGCGTATCGTTTAATGCTGCAGCAGCACCTAACTATTGGTCTTACGATATTATCAGTAGCCAAATTTCTATCATGTCGTCTAACGCCGTGGCTGAAATGGACGGTGTTTATTTCTGGATGGGCGTTGACCGGTTTTACTTGTACAATGGTAATGTGCAAGTTTTGCCAAACGATAAAAACGTCAACTATCTTTTTGACAATATCAACTATCAACAACGTCAAAAAGTTTGGGCTACTAAAGTTCCTCGTTTCAATGAGATCTGGTTTTTTTACCCCCGTGGTAATGTAACAGAATGCAACGACGCAATTATTTATAATGTCAAAGATAAGTTGTGGTACGACGCCGGTATGGCAGTTGGTTCACAACGCTCTTGTGGCTATACAACAGAAGTTTTTCCAACCCCCATTTGGGCCGATTGGAATTATGTTCCTATATTTAGCGCACCTAAATATACTATCGCCACGCCAACAGGGCAACCAGCTGCAGGAACAAATCAGTTTTATGTCTCTGGTGACTTGACGCCCGAGTTTAGTCCCGGCAGTTATATGTCTTTGGGCAAAACAAACATTGACCCAACGTATTTAATTACTGCCAGTAAGAACGTATACAATACAACAATCGGCGCACCTGGCGTTACGTTGGTAACGGTGTCCCAAGATTTTCCAGTTACGGTTGCCACGGGTTCTCCTGTGTATTTGGCAACTGGTGGCTACCGTATTTGGCAACATGAGTTTGGTCAAAATGCCGTGTCGTTTACCGGTGAGCAGGCTGTATACTCTAGCATTACAACCAGCGACATTGGTTGGCTTACTGGAACACCAAGCGGTCAGGCTTTGCAAGGGGCCAATCGTCGTATGCACTTGCGTCGGTTTGAGCCAAACTTCTTGCAAACCGGCACTATGACAATGACCATTCTTGGCCGCAAGTTTGCCGGTGGTACTGACATGGAAGAATCTGGCCCATATTATTTTGATCAAAACACTGGTAAGATCGATCTTCGTGTAGAATATCGTTTGATTAGGTTAAAATTTGAATCTAATGAACTTGATGGAAACTACGAAATGGGTCGTAATATTATAACTTGTGAGTACGGCGATGAGCGCCCCTAAGACACAACCAGTTTTCCCCTTTCTTCCTGACTACATGAGTTGGGAAGATTGGAATGGCAACTTTGTCATTTACTATGGCCAAGAGACATTGCCTGTTGAGTCCGAAGAAAATTGGCAAAGTGCTGCTGCTCAAATTATGTCTTTGCAAACTTTTTCTGTCTACCCAGTTGCTGACCCGCAGACCTTTGACAACTGGCAAGACTGGGCTCGTGCCCTGACTTCTGCTATCAACGGTAAGAGCCACTAAGGATTAATAAACATGGCAGGCGGATCAGATAATTACGGCGGCGGAAATACCACAACATCATCGTGGCCACCAAGTTTGGTTGCTTCCACGCTTGCTAGTATTGTTCCGCCCGATTACGGCCAAGCTATTAGTGGTGATACGCTTAATCAACTGAACAGTATGCTCGGACAAATTCCGGGCTGGAATGTAAAAGATCCACAGTATGGTTGGAGCTATCAAGCTCCGGGGCGAGATGGTGGTACAGGGTATTTATACTATTATGATCCTGTAAGTAATTACATATCGACGTATGAGCCAAGCGGCGGCGGTCTTGTAGATTTTCAATCCGATGCCCAAGTACAACAAATCGTAAAGTACTTAAATACTTCTAACGACAATTTTTCATCGTTTTTTGTTCCTGTTTTACAAATTGCCGCAACAATTTCTGGTAATGCGGAACTAGCAGCTCTTTTAAACTTCACCGCAGCTGTAGCAAGCGGCCAAGATTTTGGTAAAGCTTTAACTTCTGCTGTTGTGTCTTATGTTGCCCAAGGTCAAATAGGCGGCATATCTGATTATTTCCAAACTACCTTAAGTCTGGATCCCTCAACAGCGAATGCATTGGCTAGAACGGTTGCCAACACGGTTGGTACGGCTATTACAAACCCAAGCCAAGTTGTAAATTCTTTAACAACGGGATTGGTCAATACTTTTGTAAACTACACCACTGGTCAAATACCCGGATTTAATGATTTAAGTTCTGCCAGTAAAAATACAATCAACACTGTAATTGGGGATTTTATTAAAGCCTCTAGCGGTAAAGGATTGACAACTAGCGAACTTTTGAACCAAGCAGTTAGCATTGGTAATCAATACGGTATACAAGCCTTGCAGCAACAAACTGCTACAAACGCAGGCTATAGCAACTATTCCGATTATACAGCTGGTAAAAATGGCGGATTCACCGACGGCAACACATACTATGCTGCCCGCAACAATGGGTTTACTGATGCCACTTCATACAATAATGCAACAGCGGAAGGTTTTAACAACGCATCAACCTATGCTGCAGCAACATTAGCCGGATTCAATAACGCTTCAACATTTAATGCTGCGGTATCAGCAGGTTTTACAAACGTTAGTGATTATAATACTGCGGCATCTCTTGGTCTTAGCACAGCTTCTGAATTACAAAGTCTTCAATCTTTTGCCAACGCTGGCGGTTTTAATTCATTAAATCAAGCACAAGCTGCTCAAGCTGAAGGATTTAAAGACATAACAACGTTTAATGCAGCGCAGTCAGAAGGTTTTAGTAATGTAAATAACTATAATTTAGCGCAGTCTTTAGGCGTCAATACCGAACAAGGATTAGAAGCTCTTCAATCGTTTGCATCAAATGGTGGGTTTGCTTCTTTGTCTACAGCAAAGAACGCACAAAATGCTGGGTTCACAGACGCAAACACATATCAAAATGCGTTGAATGCCGGATTCACAGACGCGAATACCTACAAAACCGCAACCAATGCTGGGTTCACAGACGCAAATACTTATAGAGTAGCCACTGTTGCTGGATTTAGCAATGCCAGTGACTTCAATACAGCGAAGTCTGAAGGCTTTAATGATGCTGCGACATTTAACAAAGCGCAATCTGAAGGGTTCAATAACGCTTCAACATACAGTGCCGCTACACAAGCTGGTTTTTCTAATTTTGCCACGTATCAAGCGGCACAAAATGCTGGTTTCAATAACGCAAACGAGTATAATAGAGCTCTAAGCGAAGGTTTTAATAACGAGCAAATTTATAAAGCGGCAACCGATGCTGGATTTAACAATGCCAGCACTTATCAAAATGCATTGAACGCTGGGTTCACAGACGCAAACACATATCAAAATGCGTTGAATGCCGGATTCACAGACGCGAATACCTACAAAACCGCAACCAATGCTGGGTTCACAGACGCAAATACTTATAGAGTAGCCACTGTTGCTGGATTTAGCAATGCCAGTGACTTCAATACAGCGAAGTCTGAAGGCTTTAATGATGCTGCGACATTTAACAAAGCGCAATCTGAAGGGTTCAATAACGCTTCAACATACAGTGCCGCTACACAAGCTGGTTTTTCTAATTTTGCCACGTATCAAGCGGCACAAAATGCTGGTTTCAATAACGCAAACGAGTATAATAGAGCTCTAAGCGAAGGTTTTAATAACGAGCAAATTTATAAAGCGGCAACCGATGCTGGATTTAACAATGCCAGCACTTATCAAAATGCATTGAACGCTGGGTTCACAGACGCAAACACATATCAAAATGCGTTGAATGCCGGATTCACAGACGCGAATACCTACAAAACCGCAACCAATGCTGGGTTTAATAATGCTAACGACTTTAATACAGCAAAGTCTGAAGGCTTTAATGATTCAAATACATATCAAGCAGCTAAGAGCGCTGGATTTAATAATGCCAGTGCTTATCAAAGTGCGTTAAATGCTGGATTTACAGACGCAAACACATACCAAAATGCGTTGAATGCTGGTTTCACAGACGCGAACACCTATAAAACAGCAATCAATGCTGGGTTTACAGACGCAAACACATATAAAACGGCAACCAATGCTGGATTTACGGATGCAAACACCTATAAGACGGCGACCAATGCTGGATTTACGGATGCAAACACCTATAAGACGGCCACTAACGCTGGATTTACTAATGCCAACGACTTTAATACAGCTCGTTCGCAAGGTTTTAGTGATGCTTCAACGTTTAATACGGCTCGTTCACAAGGTTTTAGTGATGCTACAACCTTTAATAAAGCACAATCTGAGGGATTCAATAATGCTTCAGTTTATAATTCAGCAACAAGTGCTGGATTCACCAGTGCGGCCCAGTATTTAGCTGCATCAAATGCTGGTTTTACAAACGCCCAAGATTATAATACTGCTGAATCATTAGGCCTTAATAGCTATGGTGACTTACAAGACTTGCAACTTTTTCAAAGTGCTGGAAAATTTGGTAGTTTGTCGGATGCTCAATCTGCACAAAACTTAGGTTTTACTTCAGCACAACAACTGTCTGATTTTAATTCGATGGTGTCAAACGGTTTCAGTGCTTCTTCAGCCAAAACCGCAATTAGTGAAGGGTTTGAAAACACAGCAACATACAATGCGGCGACTGCAGCTGGATTTACAAATGCCCAGACCTATCGAGCCGCCCTTGCTGAAGGCTTTAACAATTCACAGATCTACCAAGCTGCCACTGCTGCTGGCTTTAATAACGCGACAGACTATGGTAATGCTCTGTCTTTGGGCATATCTAATCAATCTGATTATGCCAACTTACAACAATATGCCAATAATCAAGGGTTTGATGGAAGCAAGTCCGGCTTAGAAGCCGCTCAAAATGCCCGTAGCCTGGGTTACATGGACGCCGCAGACTACAACAAGCTTTCTTCTTTTGCATCAAACGGCGGTTTTGCAACAACTTTGTCCGGCTTGGAACAAGCGCAAAATGCCCAGCAGTTGGGCTTTACATCATCTGAAGACTATAACAACGCTAAGACAACTGGTACATTGGCACCAAGCAGCGTGGTAGTTGCTCCAGATGTAAAAGTTGCGGGACCAGTTTCGGAAATGCCGGAAATGCCTTCTCCAAAATACGGCCAAGCTATTGTCGATTCTCAAGGCAGGCCAATTTCTATTGGCACTATTGATTGGAGTTCAGGTACAGGCAAACTGGTTAATGTGCCTGTAACACAGGCAGCAGATGGTAGTTACCAGTATTTAGTTAACGGAGAGCCTCAAACTTTAACACAAGAAGAAGCCGAAAGAATTTTTTATAAAACCAATCCAGATAAATATTTGGAAATGGTTAGAAATATTTATGGCACGTCTGGCGACATTGATGAAATTAACAAGGCTTTGAGCAAAGGGCCTTTGCTTAATCCAAATGTAAACCCGTCTGTTACAACTATTAACGCTACTGCAGAAGAAGTAAATAATAGTCGTATTTTCCAAAATATTTTGAATCAAGCTGCTCAAGGTGTTTCTGGTTCTGCGTTAAGATCTATTATCCAAGCGTTCTTAAATAACCCAGAAATTGCTGGCCCCCAATCGTTTATTCTTGAAAAGTTATTGGAACCTGGTGTCATTGAAAGTGGAACACTTCCTTCTGAAATTTTAGATAAATATAATCAAAACCAAGCAACAATTGATCCTGTTGGGTATTCAAATACCAACACAATTGATCCTTCTTGGAAGGCTACCATAATGCCTGATGGTACTATTGGGTATAAAGCGCCCGACAACACGCTTTATAATTCTGACGGAACCGGTTTTCAATACCCGACAGTTGAAATTACTGGCCAAAAAATAACTTCAGCAGTCGAAAATGCGGATAACAGCACTACGTATACTTATTCTGATGGTCGTACTGAAACGTATGGCCCAGACGGTACTTTAGTGAGCGAAACTCCCCCTAAGCCCACTCCTGCACCTGTGCCCACTCCAGCACCGGCTCCTGCACCTGAGCCCTCACCAGCACCTGTGCCCACTCCAGCACCTGTGCCCACTCCAGCACCAGCTCCTGCACCTGAGCCCTCACCAGCACCGGCTCCTGCACCCGAGCCCTCACCAGCACCAGCTCCAGCACCTGTGCCCACTCC